TGCCCACGCTCCCATAAAATTTTTCAAATTTTTAAAAGGTTAATAGCCTTGAATATCTCATAAGCAACTCCCGGCACAATAGCATTTCCGTAAGCCTTTATACTTTCTGCTCTCCACTTTGGAAAGGTAATTCCGTCCAATTCACGGGGAAGCCCATCATCTCCGCTACAAATCGGGGATTGAGTTGGGAAGTTTTGGAAGTTGTTAAATCCATCTCTACTATCTGGTCCGTTAAATTCCCCTTCCCTCTTTTGTCCGATGTGTTCCCCCTGCTCGCTTGTGCCGTTGGTGTGCATAGCATCCCCTTTATTACATTGCTCAATCCCTGCTGTTTGCTTTTCGCACTCCTCCTGTCCGAGCAATCGGGTGTCGGTAACATTCCCTTGTAAATCGCAAAGTCCACTATTGAAAACTGCCTTGCATTCCCTCCTTTGTCCCTCCGTGTGTATAGTGGTAAGTTCGCTTCCTTCATCATTACTGCTATTTCCGGCCTTCCTCTCTGTATTGTGTCGGGAGTAGGCCACAAACCAAACTCTGTCCCGTCTGTGGGGGGCGTTGATGGCACAAGCTGGAAGTACATACGCCCACACTTCAAACCCCTCAGCTTCCAAGTCAGCTTGCACTTCATCGAATACCAATCCCCCGTTCCAATTAATAAGCCCGAAAACGTTTTCGCCCACAACGAAGGACGGCTGAACCTCCCTAATAACTCTAAGCATTTCTGGCCAGAGGTGGCGGTCATCTTCTTTGCCCTTTCGTTTACCTGCAAGGGAGTAAGGTTGGCAGGGAAATCCTCCTGTAATAATGTCGATTTTTCCATTGTATTTTTTAAAGTCAGTTTGTTTAATATCTCCATATCCTTCTGCTTCCGGGAAATGGTGTCGTAAAACTTTTTGTCCAAATTCATTCCATTCGCACCAAGCAATAGTTTCCCAATTCATCCATCGGGCTGCTAAACTAAATCCTCCTATTCCTTCAAATAATCCTAAGTGTTTCATAATTAAAAGTCCAACGCACCCCTCTCAAAAAAATATTTATTTAAAACCAGACCTGTAACACGTGCTTTGCGCCATTAAAACGTCATATATCCCGATGTTATAACTTCAAATACCTGTCAATTATTAATTTTGCATGGTCTATTCCTACTGCAAATTCAGCGTAATACCCCCTATCTCGCAATGCTGATAATACTCTAAATTGTTCTTCAAGGTGCGGTGTTTTGTGTTGACCTTTTTTGTTATACAGTTTTTCTCCTGTACGTTTTAATTCAATAAATAAACCACTAAAATCATTTCTCGGTTCATATATTACAAGGTCAGGCATTGCCCTGTGAGAACGCAACGAAGCACATTTAATCGCTAACCCCATTGGTAGTTTAATTCCACTCATATCAGTATTAAAGATTATGTTCGGGTATTGTGCTTTTAGCCATTGAACTAATTGTTTATGTTCTTGCGCTTCGGTACTTTTTGCCATTTTTTGACTTGTCATTTTTGGTATTTTCATTTCAAAAATTGTTTTATTGTTATAACTGGTTTTAAGTACCTGCCTAATTCGGCAAAATTAACCACTTTCCTTTGACGTGGAGCGATTATTTTCTCTTTTACAACGATTACCTCACAAAGCAGTCTTTTTACAACCACAGCGTTAAAATAGGCTTCGGTAAAATACGATTCCTGTACGTTGCCGTTTTCGTGATTCAAATAGTGGAATTTCGGGTCAAGCATTTTTATTTGTATTGGTTATTAGCTTCGTCTATTATTTCGTAAGGCTTTTTTCTTTTGATGAACCTACTCGATGTTCGGTATTAAATTCGTTGTTTGGTGTTATCGCGCTTTTGGTTTCAGGTAATAAGGGTAGTTGTTGACCGTGTTGGGACCAGTAATTTGCAATAGGGTCGAAACCTTTATCATCGGAATAACCACAAGTGTTTTTATTTAACTTCAAAATATATGGTTTATCTTTCTCTGTATAACCACCTCCTGTTTCAAGTTCTTTTATTTTTCGTACAAATATCTGCATTTCCATCCATCCATCGTCAGGTGCGGTCAAGTCCCTATGAAACGTCATAAAATCATCAGCCTTGTTACTAAACTTCCCACCGCCCTCTGTATCTGCTTTCTTGGGTGGTAAATCTAATCTTAGCGCACTTGAAATAACGTGGCAATTAAGGTAAATGCAAAAATCGTTTTTCTTTGTGTACTTCTGCATCTCACTCGCTGCCTCATAATGGAACTCATGTGTACTTATTTTACCCAACTTTGAATAATCAAAACTTAAAGAATTATAAGGGTCAACCAACATACCATCAAACTTTTCCTCCTGTAAAATCGTATCAGATATTTTAAGTAGATGTTTGTATGTAAATAAAAAATCATTACTAATAAACTTATTGTGTTTCATAACAAACTTATAAGCCTGTTGGTATTGCGTTTCAGAAAGATATTTTATATTCTTTCCCCAATAAAACTCAATCATTTTCTTTACAACCGTACCAGCTTTATTTTCATTGCTATAAATTATCCACTTCCAACCGTGCAATATTTCGGACAACAAGCAAATATACCATAATGCTGTTGATTTACCAACGTTATCAAAACCATTAACAACATTAAAATTTCCTCTTTTATAAACAAAATATTCATCAAAACTTGGCATCCCTGTTGTTAATCCCAACTGAAACTTATCCTCTCTCCACAACTTTAAGTAAGCATCAATATCCTTTTGATTGGCTAAAAATTCAGCCGTTTCAACTTCTACTTTTGGTTGGTGTATTTCTTTACTTACTTGGTAAACAAGAGTTGTTTCCTCTATTATTGGATTTGATTTACCGTACTCAATTCCCTTTTTTATTGTAACTTTTGCATCGTCAAAGTTATCAATATTTTTTAATTGTATTTCATTTTCAAGTAGCCGTACTGCTTCGTCCTCCATTATCAAACCTCCCGAAATGTACCCCCCCATCAACTTTGACGCTTTTAGTAGCGCAATGTGTTTCTCTCCATCAATACTATCTCTAATAATTTTACAAGCCCTTTGCGCCCTTGCGTAATCATTGTGTATTGCTTCTTTAGCAACAACCGAATTATTAACCTTAGCATCTAAAACTTCAATGTATTCAGTAAACTCCGTTGCAATTTTATTTATGTAAATATCTTTGTCGCAACTCGCATAACATATCCTGCTTTCGTTTTGGCTTGTGGTATCAAGTTCAGGGAACAGTTTAATTAACCCCTTGTAATAACCTCTGTGTTTTTTTATGTCGGCAGGTATTCTAACAACTGCCTTTATTCCATCGCCACTTGGAGAAACAAAGCAAGTATAAACAAATGGGTATTCTGAAATTTCCTTTTTCTTTTTTTCTAACTCTGTTATTTTATCCCAATCCAAAACAACAAATCCTGAATGTTCGGTAATTGCCTTATCTGCTCTTGTGGTGAACTTTCCTGAAAATAAAATACAAGGCAACATTTTTTTTAGTTCCTTTTTCTTTTTTTCATCCTTTTCCTCCCTGATTGCATTTACCTGTTTTTGAACATTGCAATTACGAATACTATCAAGTACGGTATCTATTTCAAAATACTTTGGCTTTGTTGTGTTTGCAAAATTATTGAATACCGTAATCATAAAATCTTTTTCATTATCAAATCATACCACTTTTGATGTATCCCTTTCATTACCGATTAGTACCAAAAATTTCTCTGTAATTCGGTTTCTTGTATTCTTCTTTCGGTTTTTCTTCAACCAACTTAACCTCTTGCTCCCAACACCTCTGATTAATCCATGTTTGTAAATTCTTCCATTCGGGCACAAACTCCTTTCGTTCTGTTTTCTGTTTTCGTTCTAACGTTTGATTATCAACTGCAATTTCGAGAGTAGGTAAAATTGCCTCCCAATCTTTATGTCGCTGAAAGTTTTTGAACTCTGTCTCGGTGCCATTTTTGGTACCACCATATTTCTTTCTGAATTTTTCAAATTTTTCAATGTCATTTTCTTTTATTTTAATTACATCTTTATCTTTATTTTCATCTTCCATATGTTTTACATATGATTTTCGTGTCTTTTTCTTATGTTCTTTTCCTTTACCAGCCTTATTATTACTCCTGCTCTCTGAATAGCTTTTTCTCTTATTTACCTCCGATTCAAGTCTAAAATTGTAATATTTTCCGTCTTCATCTTGTAGAAATTTACTCATTATTTTAGGGTCTAATTTTCCACATATGAAAATCACTTCATCTTCACATAAGTGTCCGTGTTGATGTTGAGCCATTAATAATCGCAAGTATATACCAACCTGTTCGTTAGTAAAGAACTGTGTCCCTACCTGAAAATCTCCAGTATAAAACAAAAATGCAGGGTCTTTCGCCATAATATAAAAAAAGATGCACCTCCACAAACGCTACCAAACGACCAAGTGAGGAAAGCAATTTGTTTCGGTGCAGTATGTTTATTTTGTGTATTTCTTATTCATTGGTCGTTTGGCTTTATGAATCATTACATTAATAATTCGGCTGTAAAAGTACAACAAATTATTTACATAGAGAAATTTTTTATTACAATTATTTTTTCGGTCTTGGTTCGAAGCTACCATCAATGGTACTGACTTAGTTTTTATTCGTTTCCTTTTCATCTATTATTTTATTTAAAATAGTTTCGATTGCCTGATATTCATCGTTAAATCCCTTGTAGCTATATCTTAAATCACTAACGATTTTAACTGAATAACTTATTGTTGAATGGTCCAATCCCCCAAAAAACAACCCTAATTCCGTTTGATTATGTGACCAATACCTATCACCAACAACCGATGAATTAGCTTGTAAATAGTGAATAATCATCTGTCGATATTTCACAATTTTTTTTTTTCGAGTTTTGCGAATTAAATCTGAATATTGCATTTGCGTTAAAATACAAAATTCCGAAATAACTTGACTAACTGGTACACGTTGAACTGTAGCTATTCTTATAAATGGTGTGTGTTTCATAATTTCATTTTTAATTTATTTCTTCTTCTATTTTCTTTTTTTCTTTTAACTAGATAAATATCATAATTCAACTCCTTTTTAAAAATCACATCTTCATCTATTGGGTCTGTAGCATATCTATCGCTGAATGGATTATATAACGGGTCCAGCGGTCTGAATAGTTGTTCTTCTGTTAGTGGCATTATTTCGGTAAATTAATATGGTTCAATAAATGCTTATGAGCTACCCAGTAGTTGTGCATAGAATCTATACAATAATCAGATGCGTAATATTGAGTAACACTATCAACAGCTAAATCAGCACCAACCGAAATCAGACTATCGGTATTATTTCTACATTGCGTATTTTCCAAATCAGATATAACATTTGATTGAACGCAAACAATAAATATTAATGCTGAAATAAAAATCCCTAAATAAAAGGATGTCCATAATTTACTATTGACGAATAATTTATAAATGTCATTAACCGATTGGTCAATATCTAAAACATTAATTAATTTTTTTATTTCTTTTTTCATAGTTAAAATTCTTTTTTTGATAAATATAATCTTGATTCAATAACCTTATCATATAACCGTTGAATATCATCATTATTTCGTTCTATGACCTTTTCAAAGTACCGTTTTTCAATAGGAATATTAGTAAAATAATGCGAATTTTCAATTTCCGCAAATGCTTCGGCTGTTAAATCGTTTTCATCAAACACTCCAATTTTCCACATCAACTTACGTTTTTCGTCTTGAATAAGTTGGTCGGGTGTATCAACTAAGCAATATACTAACTTCGCTGTATCTTTATCAGCTAAAGCCATATATGACTGCATTTGCCAATAGTATAGTTTATTTAGGTTGCTTTCTTTTGCATCCATAAATGTAAATAAGGACCAAGAACTTTTAATATCAATGATGGTGTTCTCAAGAATTATATCTGGAGTACCTTTAATAAAATCATTCTCAAAAAATTCATCATTCTTTATAAATACAGTTTTCATTGCTTTAGTGTAAAGGTCTAACGAGCTTTCCTCTACTTGCAATCCTTTAGTAATGTACTTACTATGAATTTCTTTTTTAATTCCAAATGTTTCTTCAATAAAAATTTCGTCAAGGTATGATTTAGCGGTTTCGCTTAATCCTGTTCCCGAACGTGGGTTTGTCATTAACTTCCCCGATGCCGATGCTCTTACTTTAAATTCTTTCATTTTATTTTGTTTTTGTATTCGTTAAAAAGTTCAACATTAAATTCGGGATTTTTCTCTGCAATTACATTTATTTCTTCAATGGTTTTACAGTTATCCAATAACATCTTAATACGTTTTGTCTTTTGGTCAATTACAACTTTTTCAATATTAGTATCAATATTGAATGGAATAACATCTTTACGATTAAGGTCGCACCCAAATAACTTACCAAAGTGGTCGCAAGCATCTTTTATCGCTACTGTTTTGGCAATAGGAAAAGCCATTGACAAAGCACCATTATTAATATTAACCAGGTCGGCAGGACTTGTACCTTTGGAAGTCTGAAGCTGGCAGGCTCCTATTCCATCATGGAAATCAAAATCATTTGTAACTGGGTTCCAATAGTGAACTCTGACCGTTACATATACTCCATTGAATGAAGTCCCTTGCCCTGTTATTTCAATCCTATAACGCTTAAATATTTTCCTTAATAAGAACTCAATCTTATCAATAGGAATGTAATTATAGTCTTTTATGTAAGGATGTTGTTTTACCCATTCCTTTTTCGGCTCGTTGTTGAGGATGAAATTAAGTTTTTCAGACTTAAAAGCATCTTCTATATTGTCCGAAAATAACTCCGAAATTGTAGGTAAAGTAATTTTAGTTGGTAATTTTTCCATTGTTTTATTTTTTTAGTTTTGGTTTTAAAATGGTAAATCACTTATAGGTGGTTGTTTTGTGTTTTCTGTTGGTTTTGCATAAGGTTCAGAAAATGCACAACTAAAATATTTTAATCCTGATTTACTTTCCTTTAACCACAACGCTACCTCCATTTCTTCACCATTTACATTTACTTTCCCCTTATAATCGGGATGATTTTCGGAGGTCTTTTTATCATTTTTAAAGATTGCTCCTGTGTTTAATTTTTGTTCCATTATTTATTTATTTATCGGGGTCTATTCGCTTAGCCCATTGCGTTATATTTTAAAAAAGGGGGATAACTAGGAGGAAACAACACCCCCTCGCACTAATTACAATGCCCCCCCCCTTTATTTTGCGGAACAATTACTAAACCGCAATATTATTTATGTCGTTTAAATGCTTCATTGTATTTACAAAGGCATCGTTGTATTCTTTAGCTGTGCAGGGTGTGTTACTGCTATCGAAAACAACATCATGATTTACTTGAGTGATAGTGTCATCTGATACACGAATAGCATCCGTACTATTTTCACCAACTATTTTATAAAAAAAACTATTCGCCCAAGTTGCATAATACGGTAGAGTAACTTCTACTTCTGTTTCAATTTCTTTTGTTTCGATTTTTTTAATTATTCTTTTCATTTTTATTGTTTTTTTAATTTGTTTTTATTTTTACACATTACCATAATTTCTTTTTTGCAAGTTCCAGTATTTCCTCTCCGTGTCCTAAGTCAATCAGCAAAGCTGTTACATCTATTTTACCCAAATGTATTGTTTCGATTTCTAACTCCGATTCGGATGGTGGTGTTAGCCTATCTGAACTCATTAGCTCGGCTTCTGTTACCCATCCTACAACGGTCAACTTATGACCTTTGTAGTTAATTGTCGTTTCTTGTGTCATTATTATTTAGTTTTAGGTTTGTTAAAAATTAGTGCCAATATTACGAAAATAGCCATAAAAGACAACGGGAATAATAATTCTGTTGATAAGAATAGTAGCATATCTATTCTATTGACCTGCTTTGTGGTATAGCCGATACTCCGAATACATCTGGGTCCAGCCTGAAACCTGTTGCTTTTTTTTCCATTTTAGTTTTGAATTTTGGTTACATTCATTTCGCCATTTTCAAAACGAATTTCTGTTGCTATGAAACATTCAACAGTTTCAATAATTTCATTTTCTTCGTCAACACTGTTGATTTCAACAACAATATCAACATCTTGTTTTAAATCTTCAGGCGTTTGTCCAGCAATATTATTTGCAATTTTCTTTGCATCAACAATTGCTGTTTCAATTATTTCATGTTCGTCAGAAACAATTTCATTATCATTTCTTTTCATTAACATAGCAATAGTTGAGAACGACCATTCGCTGTTAGTGTTGTCTGTTGTAAAAATTTTGATTTGATATTTCATTTTTCTTTTATTTTGTTCCCGAAAAAACTTCGTTGTTTTTCTTTGACGATGCAAAATTATGCTTAATATTTGAATTGACAATTTTATTTTCAATTATTTTTTAAAATGTTTTTTTTGAGATTTTTAAAAACCCTTTGAAATTGCAATAAAATAAGGTATTTCGCCCCTTATTTAGATTCAATATAAATTAGCTTTCGTACTAGAATTAAGTAGTGCAGAAAAACAAATGCTCGTAACACCCTTGTTTAGCATTTTTCAGCCCACCAACTTTATTTATAATTGATTGTTCAATATAGAAAGTTACCTGTATTTTCTTATCAGTTTTCTTCTTTGCCCCAGCACCGTGTCGTTTACCGCCACTTTTTTTTACTTTTACTTTCTTGTACATATTTTTGTGATATTTAATATTTTCAATATTTCTATTATAACTTTCTACCCCTAACCCTATTTTATTAATGCAGTGCCTTTTTATATGTTTATTCCGCAAAAATATGATTAAATACATTTATAATCAAAACTAATTTTCAACAAAAGTTTGTTTGAATCATATAAATTTTGCACTTTTGTAAAGTGAACAAAAATGAAATATTGAATGAAATATGTAATGATGAAAAATACATTGATTATTGTTATTCTGTTGCTGGATGTGATTTGTATAAAGATTTGTTTCAGTATGTTTGTTTATATTTGCTTGAAATAAATGATGATAAATTAATAAAATTGCATAAAGAAGGGGGGTTGAGGATGTACGTTGCTAGAATAATCTATATATCTATACACAGCAATAGGTCGGAGTTCAAGAAACAATTATACGGAAAACTAAAAACGGAGGAATTACCTGAAAACATAAACACTAATGATGATGATTTTAATGATGAAGAACAGATTAAAAAAATAGAATCAGAAATTGATAAGGAAATAACTAAAAGTATAAAAAAAAATATCTATCCCGCACAAGCTAAATTATTTGAAATTTATGTTGATTGTGGAAATTATAAAGAGGTTAGTAGAGTTACAGGAATCCCATATCTAACAGTTAGAAAACATATACAGTCTTTTCAAAATAAAATAAAAAATAAATGTAAATGATAAATATTTTAGTTGTAACACACCAGCAAAATACAGGGTTAAATTACCATAGACAATTAATCCCACATTCGCACCTAGATAGAGAATATCCGAATGAATATAGATGTGATATAACTTACAATATAACCACATTTTCAGAGCAGGAACTTTCAAGTTATTCAATAGTGACATTTCTTAGAATAGTTGATTACAAAGGAAATACTGTTGAAATAATAAATAGGTGTAAACGTGCAGGGTGTAAGGTAATAATTGACATTGATGATTATTGGATATTGCACAAGGACCATGAATTAAAAGATGAATATATAAAACATAATTACGCAGCACAAGCGTTGGATGGGCTTCGCAATGCCGATTATGTAACAACAACAACCGAAATATTTGCAACTAAAATTAGAGAAATCAATAAAAATGTTGTTGTACTACCTAATTCCATTGATACGACCGAGCCACAATTTGAACAGGTAGATTATTATTCAGATAGAATGAGGTTTGGTTGGGTAGGTGGTTTGTATCACATTCAGGATGTAAGACTGATGTATGAGGGTATTTGTGAATTGTGGAAAACAGATAATACTAAATTTCAGTTGTGTTTAGGAGGTTATAGTGATAATTACCAATATCATTTTCTTGAAAAAATATTTACAGATAATTATAAAAATTTAAATGATAATAAATATTTAAAATATCTAAAACTAAACAAACAAGAAGGGAATGAAGCAGGAGATACTCAACCTTATAAAAGGTTGTGGGGTAGCGATGTTTGGAATTATGCTAAGTTATATAATGAAATAGATATAGCATTAATTCCTTTAAATGTAAATGGATTCAATCAATATAAATCGCAATTGAAAATAATAGAAGCGGGTTGGTTTAAAAAATCAGTTATAGTAAGTAATGTGCCTCCATATTCGATTGATTGCACAAAGAATAATTCAATGTTAATAAATCCATCAAAAAGAAATGAAGGTTGGGGTGTTGCTATGAAGTCATTGGTTTTAAATCCAAATAAAGCAAATGACCAAAAAGAAAAATTGCACGAATTAGTGAAGGAAAAATATATAATGGATGTGGTTAATAAAGACAGGCATGAATTTTATCAATCAATATGAAGGTAGGAATAGGAATAACAACTTTTAACCGCCCTGATTGTTTAAAACAGTGTGTTAGCCAAATTAATAAGCATTCATCAGGCTATGACACGAAATTATATATAGCTGTTGATTCAGATGAAGATAGAAGAGGTGTAGCGTTTAGGAAAAACGAATGTTTAATAGCTTTAAAAGATTGTGAATATGTATTTCTTTTTGATGATGATTGTTTTCCAATTAAAGATAAATGGATTGAATTTTTTGTTTATTCAAAAGAAGAACATGTGCTGTTTTTAAATAAAAAAAAACATAGATTTATTTTAAAAATAAGTGGTAAAGAATATTATAACGATTGTGGTGGAGTGTTTATGTTTTTGACAAAAAATGCAATAGAAAAAGTAGGTTTATTTGATGAAAAATATACTATTTACGGATTTGAACATGCTGATTTTTCAAATAGAATATATGGCGAAAATAATAGATACAGAATGATTGAAGGAACTAGCGAATATTTATTTGCACATGATTATTCTACAGTAAATCATAAATCAAGTATATCAGATGAAGAAAAAAATAAATATGTTAAATTAAATTGGAATAAATATTTTAATGAAAATACTATTTAAATACGCAACAAGAAGTAGACCATCATTATTCCATAGAGGGATTGAGAGTATTATAAATAATATGAGTAATGACAATTTTCATATACTTGTTAGTGTTGACAAAGATGATAGTAGTAGTAATTATTTAACTATTTATAAAAATACAACAATAAAAAAAGGGACATCTCTTAATAAAGTTGATGCAATTAATAGGGACTTGCAAAACTATTATTATGATTGGGATATATTGGTAAATATGAGCGATGACATGATGTTTACTAGAAAAGATTTTGATAAAATAATTAGAGATTCTTTTTGTGATAAAAACTATTTGGACCAATGTATTCATTTTCCTGACGGCAACCGTTTAGACCTTATTACAATGGCAATAATGGGGAGGGAATATTATAAAAGGTTCGGCTACATTTATAATCCCGAATACAAATCACTATATTGCGACAATGAAATGACAGATGTAGCTAAAATATTAAATAGATATAAATTTATAAATGATAATTTATTTATACATTTACATCCTGCATATGGCAGAGCCAATTTTGATTCTCAATATAATTACACTGAATCTTTTAATAGTGAAGACCAACAAACATATTTTAAAAGGAAAATAAATAATTATGACTTGTAAATTATCAATTCTTATCCCATCATTGCATTCGAGAACTGAAATGTATTTCGCTTTAATAAAAGAGTTAGAAAAACAAAAAACAAGTGAGGTTGAAATAATTAGTTGTATAGATAATGGTGAATTATCAATTGGTGCTAAAAGAAATGAATTAATGAGATGTGCTGTTGGTAAGTATGTCTGCTATATTGACGATGATGATAGTATTGGGGCAAACTATATTGAAAAACTATTTGAAGGGATAAAAGAGGATGTAGATTGTTGCTCATTAATTGGTGTTATAACGTGGGATGGCTGTAATCCTGAGTTGTTTGAGCATTCTGTTAAATATGATAAATATAAAACAAATGCAACAGGTTCTCAGATTATTTATGAGCGATACCCAAACCACCTAAACTGCATAAAAACAAGCATAGCAAAACAATTTAAGTTCCCTGAGATAAACTTTGGAGAAGATACTGACTGGGCGACACAGGTGAAGAATAGTGGATTGATAAAAACAGAATATAAGATAAACGAAGTTATCTATCACTATCATTATACAACAACAAAATGAAATTAATAACTTATTCATTATTTGGTTATGGAAAAGAAAGACAAGAAAATTGTTTTGACTTCTTATCTTATTTAAGAGGGTTAATGGTAAACATTAGATTGCAGAGGTTAATTTACCCCGATTGGACAATAAGACTATACACTGACCATTCTACCTACAATGGCTTTATAGAGCTATTTTCTAAATTAAACATACAGGTAAGAATAGAGCCTGATAACACTCCATTATGTAAAGCGATGCTTTGGAGAATAAAACCTGCATTTGAAAAAGATATTGAAGCAGTAATATGTAGAGATGTAGATAGCCCTTTAACATATAAAGAGGCACAATGTGTTCAGTATTGGCTGCATAGAGAGGGTAAGGTACTTCATGCAATTGCTGATAGTGTTAGCCATAATATTCCGTTGATGGGAGGTATGATAGGAGTAAGACCTAAATACTTTTCTGAAAGGTTAGGGATTGGTTCGTGGGATGAACTGGTTAATATGGTATCTGACTATAGTAGAAAAGGGACAGACCAAGATTTATTAAATCAGTTTGTTTATCAAAAATTTGCGCAACAGGGTAACGATAGTATTGTCCAACACTATCTACTTGGAATGCCTAACACCTTTTTATCTGAATGGCATAATACGGTACCCGATTTAGAACTACCAAATGTGCCAATTGAAATGAAAGCAAGTAACGAAACCTGCGGACACATTGGAAGTAGTGGTTACTACAATACAACAATGGATAAGTTTTTAAATAAATACTATGATAGGTTTGAAGATATAAGGGCAGCAGAAAAACCTTTTGAAGATATTTTTTACTGGATTAAAGAAAACATTTATTAAATGAATGGAACAGTAGTAGATATACAAGGGATAGATGTATCAGTAACACCTATTGAGTTGCAGTATTCAACCGATATATCACATCTATTGACTATTAAAGATACAAAACAAACTATAAATATAATTATAACCAATGGAACAATACAAGAAGTATGTAGTAGTGTCAAGTAATAACAATCCTGACTATCTATTTTACCTACCTTATGTAGAAAAGGCTTGGGCGATTTATGGATGGGATTTATGTGTAATGGTAACAAACGATGTTGATGTAAATAAATTGCAAGTAAACCGAAAGGAAACTATCATAGTAAAGCTGCCAGTAATCGAAGGATTAAGGAATGAAACAATCGCACAGGCTTCACGTTTGTATGCAGCGAACTACCTGCCAATGGACGCTCTGATTATGACAAGCGACATGGATTTGATACCACTGCAAGACTATTGGAAACCATCACCGCACGAAGTTACAATTTACGGACACGACCTAACTTGGTTTAATTACTTCCCGATGGGATATGTAGCAATGACAGGCGCAAACTGGAAGCAATATCTAAACTGTACCTTCGATACAGTATCGGATATGTTAAGAGATGCAAACGAAACAGGATTAGCATTCAGCGATGATTGGGAACAGTGGTGGAATTTTGACTGGAACCTATTAACCAAAAGATTAATGCCATTCAAAGACCAACTCACAATGATTAACAGGGGGCAGATAAATATTGCAGGAGCTACGTTGGCACTTGGAAGGGTAGATAGATATAATTGGGAGGAAACACAGAAACAGCCAAACTGGGTAGATGCACACTGCGAAAACAATAATGTAATGCACCCCGATAAGTTAGGAAAGTTTATTGATGTTTATGAAAAAATACATGGAAAACTATAAAACAAAACAATATGACAAAAACAGAATTTTTAGAGAACCTACAAGCAGATAGTAATGATAATCATAGACTATTATTATGGTGCGCATTAAACGTAACTGATGGCAATGTAGTAGAGTTTGGTAGTGGATGGGGTTCAACTTCCTATCTTCGTGAATATTGCAAACAATCGGGTAGGTCATTTGAAACCTACGACAATGGGGAGGAGTGGGCAAAGTTACATAAATCTACATTTGTTCCCGATAATAATTGGGAATCAATAAACCCTAAAGGTTCAGTAATACTTATTGACCACGCACCGGGAGAGCAAAGGCATATTGATATAAAAAGACTTGTTGATAATTTCGACATCTTTGTTGTTCACGACACCGAACCATTTGGTCAAGGTGATTATAGGTATAATAATATATTCCCTTTGTTTAAATATAGAATTGATATAAAAAGTACTAATTTGTGGGCAACAGCACTAAGTAATACAATTGATGTATCAATATTTGAAGGGGAGGCATTCGGGAAATATATAGTAGGAGGATAGAATTACAATGGAAAAAACGAGGTAAAACTAATTCAATGAAACCAATATTAACAGTATTAATACCAAGTAGGTATAGATTCGATAGACTTGTATCTTGCATAGATTCATTTGTTAATTTAGCATCTGATAAAAACAATGTTGAATTTATTGTTAAGTTCGATTGTGATGATACAGAATCATATTCAAGGATTAACGAGATTAGAACAGATATTAACATTAAGTTTATTGTTTCAGATAGATTGGAAGGATATAACTCGTTGCATACATACGCCAACTACATGTATAAATTAGCTACAGGTAGTTGGATTATGTTTTCAACAGATGATGCACAAATACTTACTAAAGAATGGGATTTGATATTGCCAAACCAACCCGATGAAATGGTTTGTTTAAGTCCAAAAGAAAACGGTAAAAATAGTGATGTGTTCCCTATAATAACTTTAGAATCATGTAAAATTTTTGACATGTTTTGTGGAAATCACGCTCAAGATAGATGGATTAATCAAATATATATTGATGCAGGAGCCATGTTAGATATTGATATAGAGTTTAAACATTATTGCTTAAATGATAAGTCAAATGAAGATAGAAGGATAAATGTATTACCCGATGATTGGAATGAAACACACCATATAAGAACTGCCCAAACAATTGAAATAATAGAACACAATGGATAGTAATTGCTATATTAGAGTAAAGCCATATAGAGACCAGATAGACTTGTTTGAAAGAAGTGGTGAAGTGGTAACAGATTAAACAGGGTTATGGGATATAATAGATGATGTTTATAATCAGAACGCTCAAAAAATAGATAGAAGTTGTACACCATGTAGAGTTGGGTTTTTGAAGTTTATAATTTCAGAACTAAAACGATATGAAAAAGATAATAATATTACTTAGCATAATAGTTATAGGTTGTGAACCTGTTAAATCCGATTTAACAAAACAGCTAGAAAAAAAACTATATATGCAACACCAAAAAATTGAAGCAATAAAAGATTCATTAATAGATTTACAAAATGGGCGCACCAATAGGTAATAAATACGCTTTAGGACATCATAATGGAAGACCACAATCTGTAATATTTGATAATGAGATGATGGCAATATCTTGTAGGGAATGTAACGAGATAAAAAATTATGTAGACTTTACAAAAAGTGATAAAACCCCGAGTGGAATATCAAGGATATGTAATAAGTGTAGGTTTTTTAAGGAAGGTAGAATGCATTGTAATTTGAGAAGTAAAATACACGCATCTATTAAAAGAGGTAAAGGAATTAAAAAATCAATTAAAACAGTTGAATTATTAGGGTGTAGTTTAGATGACTATAAAAAATACCTTAGTGATAGATTTATAAATGGAATGACTTGGGATAATTATGGTAAGTTTTGGCATATAGACCATATTATTCCGATAGCTAAATTTAATCTAAAAGATGAACAACAAATAAAACAATGTTTCCACTATACAAATACAAGACCATTAGATGCAAAAGAAAATAACTTCAAAAGAGATAAATTAACACACCCTCAATTTAAAATATTAATATAATGTCTGCCCCTAAAGGAAATAGATATGGTTTAGGTAATAAAAATTCAGGGAGACCTGCTTTATATTCAACACCTGAAGAGTTCAAACAAATAGCTGAAGAGTATTTAGAAACAACTAAGAATCCGGCAGGTTCATATAAACCTACATTAACAGGATTATGTTTTCATTTAGGGTTTGAAAGCCTGCAATCTTTTTATGATTATGAGGAAAAAGAAGCATTTACTTATACTGTAAGAAGATTACGATTATTTATTCAGTCATGTTATGAACAACAACTATATGGCTTCGCATGGGCTGGTTCATCATTTGCTTTAAAGAACTTAGCTAAATCGGATTGGAAAGATGAAGTAACTCAAAACCAAAACCAACAAGTTACTCAGGTTAACATCACAGAAAAAACTAGGGAAGATAAATAATGGATTTGGATGTTACCCCTGTATTCACAAAAAACTACGCATCCGAAAAGAAAATAAAAGTAAATAGAGGAGGGACCCGAAGTAGTAAGACTAGAAGCATTGCACAAATATCGGTTCTTTGGTTATTCACAGGACAAATAACTCGAAATAGAAACATACCAACAGGCGTATGGTCAACTGTCCGTAAATATTCCACTACATTAGATGCAACAGTAATAAGGGATTTTGAAGAAGAGTTAGATAAACAAGAGCTTTATTCAGCAGTAACCCATAACAAAACCAAACGGACCTATACTTATGGCAAAAGGATGGTAGAATTCTTTGGAGCAGACGATGAAAAGAAGCTACGAGGGGCAAAGCGTTCTATTCTTTACTGTAACGAAGCAAATGAATTAGAATTTAAAACACAATTCTTTCAATTACAAATCAGAACCGAAGATTTTATATTTATAGATTTTAATCCTGATGATGAAAATGTTTGGATAAATACAGAGCTAGAACAAAAGAGGGCGATAGAGATGGGTGATGTGGAGGTGATAGTTTCTACATATAAAGATAACACGTTCTTACCAACATCTCTAATAAAAGAGATTGAATACCTTGAAAAAACTGATCCTGAATTTTGGAAGATATATGGATTAGGTGAGTATGGTAAGATATACGGAGTTATATTTCCTGTATACAATATAGTTGCATCAATGCCAGTAGATGTAGATGGTAAGGACATAGGTAAACTAATAGGGTATGGTATTGACTTTGGATTTACTAATGACCCTTGTGCAATAGTTGAAGTTCGTATCTCAAATGGTGAGTTATATGTATCTGAACTTGAATATAAGCGAGGGATGACGAATGACGATATAGCTATTAGATTAAAACAGTTAGGGATACAAGCAACCGATTATATAGTTGCTGATAGTAGTGAGCCTAAAAGCATCGCAGAAATATACAACCACCACTTTAATATTCACGGGGCAAACAAAGGTCCTGATAGTATTGTTAATAGCATTGATATATTAAAGAGATATAGATTAAACATAACATCGCAATCAGTTAATCTATTAAAAGAATTAAAGACTTATAAATGGGCAACAGATAAGGCAGGTAATCCAATCAATACTCCTGTGGACTATAACAATCACTTAATAGATGCTATTCGTTACGTTGCACTAAATAAGTTATCTAATAATAATTCAGGTATTTATTCAGTTGGATAATATAAACTAAACACTATTAACTAATTAAACTATATTAAGATATGAAAGTAGCAACAAAATGGAGTGAGATAACATTGCATCAATACATAGAGGTAGTTGAAGTATCTTCTGTTGATATGGACGAGATAGACAAGCAAGTAAAGATAATAGCCATCCTATCAAAAGAGAGTGAGGATAAGATATTGGACCTTACATTAACTCAGATAAAGGAACTAGCAAAGGTTACGCAATTTATTTACACACCACCATTATCGGGCGCAATAAAACAATTAATAAAGATAAATGGTAAAAAGTATTCAGTTAACCATTACATGAATAAATTAAGTGGAGGGGAGTTTATTGATTTGAGTAATTACACTAAGGACAAAGAAACGGTTACAAACAACCTACCATTTATTATATCCATATTCTTACACCCCGTTAATATGTTTGGGCAAAAGAAAAGGAAGTATTATGATAAGAATGGAAAGGGTGAATGGTGCCAGAAGTTAGAGAGCAGAAATGATACAGCAAAAGAGATAAGGGATAGTATGCTGATGAGTGATGTGTTTGCATTGAGTGGTTTTTTTTTGAAATTATGGGACGCTTTAATAAAAACTACAGCGGATTATTCGATAGAGAAAGTGAACAAGTTGAACAAGAGGATAGCAAAGGAACTGGATTCATTGAGTATTGGGGATGGTATCTAACATTAGATAATCTAACTAATAACAGAAGGGAGTTATGGGATTACTTTTTGGATATGAATGTTGTGGAGTTTTTAAACACGATATGTTTTTATAAAGATAAACAAACATGGGAGCATGAACAACAAGAATTAATAAGGTTTAAGTATGGCAGATAGTTCGGTTATAAAGAGCGTTACAGATGTATTTTTAAAATATCGGATTCATATAATTAAAGCATTAACGCAAAATTTAAGAGATGCAGATAAGGACCAACCGGGTAAACTTATTCAATCAATAGATGTTAATATAGAGGTAAATGGTTTAGCTATATCATTTGCTTTGAGCATGGAGGATTATTGGAAGTTTGTAGACGAAGGTGTACAAGGTACTGATTCAGGTGCTATAACAAGTCAGTATAAGTTTAAGAAAGGAGGGAAGAGAATACCATTAGATGCTATTAAAAAGTTCATAGGTGCAAGGGGAATAAGTCCATCTCATAATATAAAACGGGGCAAACAGTTATCTACTTTAAAGAATAAGAAGATAAAAAAGGTTGTAAATAAAATAAACAAACAAAAGGACTTAGATAGCGCAGCGTGGGCAATCGGTTCGGTAATAAAGAAACGAGGGGTTAAACCAACTTACTTTTTTAGTGATGTTATAAATGAGGAACTATATACCAACATAAGAAAAGATATAGCAGAGGCATTAGGCAAAGATATAGAAATAGATTTTAAAACTTTTAATTAATGGCATATCAGATATATCAAGAACCTTTATTATTCCAACCAGCATATAATGATGTTATTTTTGTTGTTCAAAGCGATAATAAAGCAGAAACCAACTTCAAATACATCGCTGATGTAAATGTTGGTGGTGAGACTATTCGATTAAAATCATTTCCTCACCCCACTTATGGTAGTGCATTTTTCAACATTGGTCGAATTGTAGAAACGTATGTAAACAATGTAGGTAGTGATCTTGGTTCGGTTGATACGAATAGTGGTTTTGAAATTAACTCAAACTCGTTTACTACTTATAATGTGCATTTTGGGGAAGAGTTCGGTCCTTCTTCGGGTGTTATAACGTATCCTAATATTACCAACACTATTAATAGATATGTTTGGAATGGGTTAGTAGACCATTTACCATTTTCGCAATATGACCAAAATAGTTATACTAGTTCTAATGCAAAACTTCTTAATAATACGAATGAAAATTTAATAAGAAAAATTAACAATCAAACCAATAAAGCATGGTTATTTTTTATCCAATCAGATGTTGATTTATTTTCTAGTGGTATAGTAAAAGTTTATAACTCAGCAGATGTTTTAATTCGGCATGTTACCATTCAAAACCCATTTAATTCAAGCGGTACAATAGGCAACCATTTTTTAAGATTTGGAGTTGGTCCTAAAAATTTAAATAATATTAGCGGAACGTATATAGGAGATATAGTAGGAATAGGTAATATAATAGATTCAGCGATAGCTAAAAGATATACTATAGATTTTGACCCATTTGATGGATACAATCAAGGGAGTGGTCTTAATATCCAATTTAAAATAGAGGATGATGATTGTAAATATACGCCATATCGCTTACATTGGTTGAATAAATTAGGTGCTTATGAAAGTTTTACATTTACAAAAAAGAGTTTTACGGAAACTAATATTATAAAAAGTAAATATAAAAAGACAATAGGCTCAATGACATCTGCAACAACTTACGGATATGCAATAACAGATAGAGGGGACAGAATATTTAATACAGAAAATAAAGACACTTTATATTTGAAATCAGATTGGTTAGATGATTATGAGTATATTTTATTGCAGGGGTTAATAGAAAGCCCTGAGATATATATTGAATCTATACTAATCGATTCAATACAGTATGATAATGTGCCTGTTACCTGTGTCGATAATAAATTTACATCAAAAACACAACTAAATAATAAGGTTTTTAATTTAGATATTAAGTTAGAATTTTGTTTTAATAGATATTCTCAGCGGCAATAAATGAGGACAAAGATAGACCTATTGAGTAGTGGCGTGATTGATTTAATGGATGATATACCTTATTCACTTAACTATGCTATTGCAGATATTCGGACACCTGATAAACGTGATTCCAGCTACTCGAAAACAATTCGAATACCTGGAAGTAAAGTAAATGATGGAATATTTAAACACATTTGGAACATTGATATAGATTGTAGTTTCAACCCTAATATAAAAGCCCAATGTATAATAAGCATAGATGGTCTTGAGCAGTTGAAAGGTTTTTTGCAATTATTAAAAGTAATAAAAAACGATGGAGGAAAATTAGAGTATGAAGTAACTATTAGAGGACAGGTTGGAAATATATTTACCGACATAGGAGAATTAGAATTAACGGATATTGATTTTAGCGACTTGAATCACTACTATTTAAAGAGTGTTCAGAAGGCATCATGGACAACGCCAATAGGAGAGAATTATGTTTATCCCTTAATTGATTTAGGCAGAGGGAACGGGACAACGTACCTTGTTAATTACTGGTATCCTGCTATTTATGTAAAAGAGTATATTGACAGAATCTTTGCAGATGCCGGATATACATATAGTTCTACGTTCTTTGTTTCTGATTTCTTTAAGAGATTAATTATTCCTACCAACTCACTAAGTGGCGACAAATTTAGTTATGCAGATACACAGGCGCTATCTGTAGATGTTACACAATCTATTGATTATACAATTAATGTTACAGCAAATGTTTTTACTGACCCACATACAACATTGGCGAAGTTTGATACGAACGTAATAAACGCAGGCGGGCAATTTGACCTTGCAACAGAAAAGTGGACAGTTCAATATAACGGAGTCTACGATTTATATTACTCTTTTTCTACGTTTAGTTTTTCAGCAGGTAGCCCGCAGGTTTGGGTATCAATACAAAGAGAGAGTTCGGGGGTATTTACGCAGTTATGTATTAATAATTACGTTGGAAACCCGTTTGCATTTACGGGAATAAACGGAGTAAGTTTACAAGCAGGTGACAGAATAAGCGTAGGTTATTTCATTGCATCATCAGTCAATTCGGTGGTAACGGTAAACCACAGCCAGACTGTTTTTCGTGCAATTCCTGTATGGGCGGCATCAGAAGGTTCTTTTTTGCACATGAATAAGTTTGTTCCGAAAAAAATAAAGCAAAAGGACTTTATTACTTCACTCATTAAAATGTTCAACTTATATATTGACACGGATAAAGAAATTTATAATCAATTAAACATAGAACCGCGTAGTGAATTTTATGCAAACGGTGAAGTGGTTGACTGGACTAATAAGTTAGACATATCAAGAGATTTACTATTGGAGCCAATGGGACAACTGGATTCAATCCGTTATCAGTATTCATATAAAGAAGATTCGGATTATTGGAACAAAAAATATAAAGACGCACACCGGGAGGTATATTCAGAACAGAATTTATATGTGAATAACGATTTTATAAACAGCACAACGAAAACAGAAATAATATTTAGCCCAACACCAAACGTGCAATTCCCAGCAAGTTCAGACCGAGCGATTCCACAAATATTATCACTTGACCAAGATGCAATCGTTGCAACAAAAGATTTTAATATTCGCATTCTCTATTACGGGGGAGTTAAGTCAACCGCTAATTCATACACATACACATCAGTTATCGAAGGCAACACAACCGAAACAACATATCCTTATTGTGGGATGATAGATGTACCTGAGTTACCCGACATGACATTAGATTTTGGTGTACCATCGGAACTTTATTATAATACGACATATTACACAAACAACAATCTTTACAATAAATACTACAAACAATTTATAGAAGAAATAACTGATAAGGATTCTAAAATAGTGACTGGGTGGTTTGCATTAACCCCTGTTGATGTGCTTAAATTGGATTTTAGGAATCAGTTTTATGTAGCTGGACACATGTTAAGATTAAATAAAATATTTGACTATAATCCTGTTATATCTCAAATGACAAAATGCGAGTTTATTAAAATAAAAACAGGCAATGCTTTTGAAAGACAAACAAAACCGATAGGAGCGGCAGATATTATGTTTCCCGATTTAGTAGCAACACCCAGACCAGTAGGAGGAAATCGCCCACCATTTGGAAGTAATGTAGTGAAACCTGATGATAACTATGTAG